TCAGACTAGTGACACAGTAAGTGCAGCTAACGGTGGTACGTTTGCTGGGAATGTTACTATGTCCAGCAATCTTAATGTAGATACTATTAAGAATACTAGTGGTACTACTGGCTTAACAATAGACAGTAACGGTTTTGTTTTACCGAAGGCTGTAGCTTTCAGCGCATATATGTCTGGCACTCAATCTATTAGCGCAAGTACATGGACAAAGGTAACTTTTAATACAGAAGAATATGACACAGCTAGTCAATATGACCACAGCAATAGTAAGTTTCAGCCAACAATAGCTGGGTATTATCAAATCAATGCGGCTCTTGCTTGGATGGATGGAGGAAGCACTGCCGCATTATCTAGGTTTTATAAAAATGGCTCAAACTATAAAAATAGTGCTTATCTTTACCATACAGACCAATCACTAGATGATTACCAAATAGAAAGTTCTGCACTGGTTTATATGAACGGTTCGTCAGATTACCTTGAAATTTATGCTTTTAACGTAGGAACTGCAAATACAATTAGCGGTGGTACTACCCAGTCATATTTCCAAGGGTTTTTAGTAGGAGTTTAAAATGTCAGGATACATAGGTACAACCCCAACTCCACAGACTACACAGGCTAGGCACAGTTATGTTTGTACAGCTTCACAAGTTACGTTCAATACGTCAGGCTACACTGCTGGTTTTGTCGATGTATATCTCAACGGTGTTAAGCTAATAGACGGTACAGACTTTACAGCTACCAACGGATCAGACGTAGTTCTAACAACAGGAGCAGCACTAAACGATTTAATCGACATAGTAATCTTCACTGCTGTTGATTTAAGCACTGCTGTAGGTGGTGGTAGATACAAAGGTGAGCGAGGCACTAACGGTCCAGCGGCTGCTGCTGGTGATATATTTAGAGTTCACGAACAAGAACTAAATACAAACACAACAATAGATAGTACAGAAAACGCATTATGCGCTGGCCCGCTTACAGTAGCTAGTGGTGTTACTCTTACTGTCTCTGGCAACTTAACGGTGGTATAGATGGGAACACTCACGGTACAAACACTGCAAGCTCCTAGTAGTGGGGCTGATGCTAATAAGGTAATTATACCTAGCACTAATTCTCTTTATGCACCTAATCATATAGTCCAAGTCTTAACTCAAGAATTGACTGCGATTACTACAACTACTTCTACAAGCGATGTAGCAACTGGGTTTACTTTAACAATTACTCCAAAGTCTACTTCTAGTAAAATTAAAGTTACTGCTGGAATGAATGGAACTCAAGTTAATGCAGTGCAAAGCGCAATAGCTTTTCATCTTTATAAAAACGGTTCTTTCCATAAATATCTTCACGCTGTTGTTGGATATGCTGACCCTGTTCAATATAACTCTGACACTACACTAATGTATGTTGACTCACCTAGCACAACAAGTGCTGTAACCTATGCTATATATTGGAAAAGAGGGTATGGCTCTGGTACTTGTTATCTTAATAATTACACTACTTCAAATAACACAACTCGCTCTTGGTTTACCTTAGAGGAGATAGCACAATGAGCATACTCAAAGTTGATACTCTCCAGCCAGCAACAGGAGCAAGGGTTCTATCTGCTGGTCACATTGTTCAAGTTGTGCAAGGCGAAACAAACACTGTATATTCTAGCGCAACAACATCTTATAGTGATACTGGTCTTTCAGCAACAATTACACCAACGTCTACTTCAAGTAAAATACTAATATCTTTAGCTCAACATTATAGATTTGACAGGTATGGTTTTAGTATAAAAATTCTAAGAGGTTCTACTGACGTAAACTCACCTGCTGGTAGATATATGGTGTACAGTCAAGACGCAAACGATGACCTTAGAGACTACCATAATTATACGCTTATAGACTCTCCTTCGACTACAAGCGCAACAACTTATAAAACTCAAGCAGCCCTATCTGATTCTAGTGGAGTAAATCTACAGCTAAACGGAAACAGTTTTTATAGTTATCTAACTTTAATGGAGATAGCCCAATGAGTTCAGTATTAAAAGTAGATGCAATACAGAATACTGCTGGTACTTCTGCGCTGACTATAGATAGTAGTGGGAGGCTCTCACAACCACAAAAACTTTCTGTGACAGTAGACATAAGTACAAGTGGTTATGTTACCACTGCAAATGGCGCAGTTATACCTTTTAACAATGTTCAGTTTTCACAAGGCGGTGGCAATACTGCTTTTAATACAAGCACTTCTATATTTACTTGTCCTCTCTCTGGTATTTATTTGTGTACGTTTTTTGCCTTGGCAGAATCAAGCGAAACTAATTTAGATGTTTCTTTATTTAATGGCAGTACAAGAGTGCAAAGAATATACCAATCAAACAATAGAGGTATTAGCGGAACTGGTATTATAGTAGCATCTGCAAATGACCAATTATCTTATAAAAATAGTGTAGGTGCAGATAGGGGATTTTTGGGAACAGGTGGTAACGCAGATAATAGATATACTATAGCATCTTTTACTTTTTTAGGTTGAATAGGATAGGAAAAATGACAACAATATCAACAGCACTAAACGAGTTGGGTATTACGGAGTGGGTTCTTCGTGGTGAACCAACAACAGAAGATGAGTTCAATGAGATGTTCCGAAAGGTAACAGGCTCAGATGACAATGGTACTGCAATAGAAAGTTCTGACCCTAGTAAATTCGGGGTTACATGGAAGCAAGCATCAGATAAAAAGACTGAGCTAGTTAATGCAAAGCCAATGGCTGACCTTCGAGCAGAACGTGACAGACGATTAGCTGAGACAGATTGGATGGCTAACTCTGACGTTACAATGTCTGATGCTTGGAAAACATACAGACAAAACTTGCGTGACGTTCCAGCGCAAAGTGGGGTTACTGGATTAGATGATGTAACTTGGCCTACAAAGCCATCGTGAGGTAGACAATGAGCAGAGCTAGAGACATAGCAGACCTTGGTACTTCGTTTAGCGGAACAGAGAACAATGTTTCGTTAGGTGAAAATGCTTTAAATAGTATAACGTCTGGTACTAACAACGTAGTTTTAGGTGAGGATGCAGGAACAGCATTGACCACTGGCGGTAACAATACTGCAATAGGTTATGAAGCATTAAAAACAGAAGACGGTCATGGCAATAACGTTGCCGTTGGTTATCAATCATTAAAGACTCAGAATGCAGGAGCTAACGCAGGAAATACTGCTGTTGGTTATCAAGCAGGTTTAGATTTAACAACAGCACATTCCTCTACAGTTGTAGGAGCATTAGCAGGAGCTAGTGTAACAGATGGAAATCATAATACACTTTTTGGATACAACGCAGGTGGATCAATTACATCAGGTGAAAAGAATATAGCCATTGGATCAGCAGCATTAGATGCGAATACCACAGGCGATCAAAATGTTGCGGTAGGTAACTCTGCTCTAGGGTCAATGAATATTACAGATGGGTCTGCTTCTTATAACACAGCAGTAGGAGCAGATGCAGGGAAGAGTGTTACCACAGGTGTTAATAACACTCTTATTGGTGGCGGTTCTGGCGATGCTATTACTACTGGTGGCACAAACACATTTGTTGGTGGGTTTTCTGGTAGTTCACTTACCGAAGGTGGTAATAATGTTGCTATGGGTTATGATGCTTTGCTTACAGATAGTAAAGGAAGTCATACTGTTGCTGTAGGTAGACAGGCATTAAAAGTACAAAATTTTACTAGTGCAACGGATAGTCACAACACTGCTGTTGGTAATAATGCAGGAATGTCAGTTACGACAGGCGTAGCTAATACTATTATTGGTAGTAACGCAATGAACTATGCGACAACTTCTGGTTACAACACTGTTGTAGGTTTTCAAGCTTCTAACGACATGACTACTGACTCTAGTGCTAATACTTGTATCGGAGGTTATGCTGGAGAAGGCATGACAGCAAATGCTGTAAACAATGTATATCTTGGTTATCATACAGCCACAAATGCAGCAGGGGATGACTACCAAATTGTTATAGGTACTGACATGAACGGTGTTGGTGCAGAGTATATTACTATGGGTAATAATTCACGAGGCAGAATTTATAATAACTTTGCATCTAATGCTTCTTGGACAAGAACATCAGACGAGCGCATAAAGAAAGACATCGAAACAAATACTGATTGTGGTTTAGATTTTATTAATGATTTAAGGACTGTTACTTACAAATGGAAACCACCCTCTGAGCATCCACAAGAATTTAAAAGCTACGATAAAGATATTACAGAGGCATCGTATAAAGATAAAATGTATGGCTTTATTGCTCAAGAAGTTAAAGCAGCAATGGACACCCATAACATTACTGGGTTTAATGGTTGGCACGTTACACCAGAAAGCCAAGGAAGTCAGCAGGGCGTTTCTTATGAAATGTTTGTAATGCCCTTGGTTAAAGCAGTTCAGGAACTGTCAGCAAAAATAGATGCACTTGAAACAGAGAACACAGCAATCAAAGCAAGGCTGGATGCTTTAGAGGCTGATTAATGTCAACCCTAGATCAAATCAGGATCGCTGCTGAAAGTGATCTTGTAACATTCATAAGGTTAGTAGCACCAGAGCAGGTACTAGGGCAAGCCCATGAAGATGTCTGTAACTGGTGGATAAGACCTGAAGCAAAGACACACCAACTCTTACTCTTTCCTAGAGATCACGGCAAGTCAAGATTAATAGCGTTTAGAGTAGCTTGGGAGTTGACAAAGAACCCAGCATTACGTATACTATACATATCAGCTACAGCTAACCTTGCTGAGAAACAACTAGGTTTTATCAAAGGTATACTGACCTCAGACATATACAGAAGGTATTGGCCTGAACACGTAAACTTTGATGAAGGTAAACGGACACGATGGACTAACTCAGAGATTATGTTAGACCATCCATTGAGGAAAAAAGAAAATGTTAGAGACCCTTCGATCTTTACTGGTGGACTCACTACTTCGCTTACGGGATTGCATTGTGACATTGCTGTCCTCGATGACTGCGTGGTCTACGAAAATGCTTACACAGGCGAAGGACGCAATAAAGTCAAAAGTCAATACTCTCTTCTCTCTTCTATTGAAGGTGCTGAGGCTAAAGAATGGGTAGTAGGAACTAGGTATCACCCTGCTGACTTGTACAACGATCTACTACAAATGACTGAGGATCAGTACAATCCAAAAGGTGATAAGATAGGTGAGGATAGTATCTACGAGATATTTGAGAAACCTGTAGAAGAAAGAGGTGATGGAACTGGTGAGTTCCTTTGGCCTAGAACCCAACGCAAAGACGGTAAGTGGTTTGGGTTTGACATGAAGATACTGGCTAAGAAACGTGGTCAGTACCTAGACAAAGGACAGTTCAGAGCACAGTACTACAACGATCCTACTGACCCTGATAACGTACCTGTCTCACCAGATAAATTTCAGTACTACGAAAGAAAACACGTAAGAGAAGACAACGGCTACCTGTTCTACAAAGATAGTAGACTAAATGTATTTGCAGCAGTTGACTTTGCTTTTAGTTTAAATAAACGTGCTGACTATACAGCAATAGTTGTGATAGGAATTGATGCAGAAAACAATGTCTACATCTTGGACATCGATAGATTCAGGACTGACAGAATATCTGATTACTTCGACCACATACTCCATATGTCAAACAAGTGGTCATTCAGAAAACTCAGAGCAGAAACAACAGTCGCACAAATGGCAATCGTCAAGCAACTTAAAGAACTTATCAAACAACACGGACTAGCTATCAGTATTGATGAGTATAGACCTAATAAAAACCAAGGCAACAAACAAGAGCGTATAGCTTCGATACTTGAGCCACGCTATGACAACATGGGTATATGGCACTACAGAGGTGGTAATATTCAAATACTAGAAGAAGAGTTGTCATCACGTAACCCTGCTCACGATGATGTTATAGACGCACTAGCTTCAGTCATAGACATGGCTGTCAAACCAGCTAGAGTAATACGTAGGAGTAGAGATAACGTGGTACAGTTTAATTCTAGATTCGGTGGAGTGTCCTTCTAATGGCTGGAACAACTATTGACCTTCAGACTATGATTGATCCTCACGGTCTAGCAACAGACATTGCTGATCGTTGGGTTAATTGGAATCAAGCAAGACAAACAAAAGTTGAAGAGTGGAAAGAGTTACGTAATTATATTTACGCAACAGACACACGTAATACAACCAACAGCAAGTTACCTTGGACTAACAGTACAACTACTCCAAAGTTAACACAGATAGCTGACAACCTACACGCTAACTACTTTGCTGCTTTGTTTCCTCAGAAGCGTTGGTTCAGGTTTGAAGCTCAAGACAACGATGCTAACACAAAGTCTAAACGAGATGTTATTCAGGCGTACATGGAAAACAAGTTACGTCAGTCAGACTTTTCTAACACAACAAGCAAACTAATCAATGACTACATTCAGTACGGCAACTGCTTTGCTACAGTAGAGTTTGAAAGAGACTACACAACATATGAAGATGGTGAGACTGTAGTAAACTACATAGGACCAAAGCTTGTACGTATTAGTCCTTTTGATATTTGTTTTAATCCTCTAGCCTCTAGCTTTGCTGACAGCCCTAAGATTGTAAGAACAGTTTTAACTACAGGTGAGTTAGCTAGAAAGATTGATGAGTCAACAGAAAACGAGTACCTTCAGGGTATCTTTGATAAGATGATGGCTAACAGGGCTGCTGTCAGTGGTAATGATGTTGACATAGATAAGTCTGCAGGTTTTACAGCAGACGGTTTTACAAACCTAAACGAATACTATGAGTCAAACTTTGTAGAGCTACTGACATTCTACGGTGACATCTACGATGACTCAGAAAAGAAGTTCCACAAGAACAGAGTTATAACTATTGTAGACAGAGCTTACGTAATCTACAATGAGCAGAACCCTAGCTGGCTAGGCAAGGCTTCTATATTCCATGCAGGTTGGAGAGAGCGTCCAGACAATCTATACGCAATGGGGCCACTTGACAATCTTGTTGGTATGCAGTATAGAATAGACCACCTAGAGAATCTCAAGGCTGATGTCTTTGATCAGATAGCTTACCCAATCATAAAGATAAGAGGTGACGTAGAAGACTTTGACTTCGAACCTGCAGCAAGAATATATATGGGTGAGGAAGGTGATGTAGGCTACCTAGCCCCTGATACAACAGCACTCAACGCTGACTTCCAGATACAGAACTTGGAAAACAAAATGGAAATGTTGGCTGGTGCTCCAAGAGAAGCTATGGGTATCCGTAGTGCAGGTGAAAAGACAGCCTTTGAAGTACAGCAGTTGATGACTGCAGCAGGACGTATCTTTCAACACAAAACTGCACACTTCGAAAGAGTATTCCTAGAGCCTATTCTAAACGGTATGCTTGAAGCAGCAAGACGTAACATGGATGCTGCTGATACAATAAGAGTTCTTAACGAAGACACTGGACTATTCTTCTTTGAAGAGATAACTAAAGAAGACATCAAAGGTAACGGTAGAATAGTTCCTGTAGGTGCTAGACACTTCTCTGAGAGAGCACAAAGAGTTCAATCTCTAACCCAGCTTTACCAACTAAAACTAGCTGACCCAACAATAGCAGCACATATGTCAGGTAAAGAGTTTGCTAGAATACTGTCAGAGGAGTTAGGAGAACCTGCTGTATTCGGAGAGAACATTACTGTAGTAGAACAAATGCAGACACAGAAGATAGCTACAGAAGCTCAGGTAAGATTTGAAGAAGAACAAGAGATAGCAATAGAAGAAGGGTTATAGTATGCCGTATAAAAAAGGTAAAGTAAAAGAATACAAGAATACAACCAAGAAGAAAAAAGACAAAAAGAAAAAGATGAAGATGAAAAAATAATGAAAGCTGCTTGGTTTAAAGAATGCAAGACAAACGAGGAAAAGTTTGCTGTAAGGCAAGCTGTAGTTTCTAACAGAGAAAGCCTTGACCGTCTTCAACAAGTCCTAGAGCCTATGCTCAAGGAAACCTCACCTTCAGCAGATTATGATAGTCCTTCTTGGGCTTATAAGCAAGCTGATAGGAATGGTTACAACAGAGCACTAACCCAAGTGCTAGAACTTATTAACCTAGATAAGGACAAGGAGAACTAAAATGGTATTTACTGATGCGCCAGCAACCGAACAAAGCAATCAGAATACAGATACTACTGCAACAGAATCTCAACAAGAGGGTTCTTACCTGCAGAGGATCGTAGAGGCAAAGGGAGATAACTGGAAAGACCCTGAAGTGTTAGCCAAAGGCAAATTAGAAGCTGATGGTTACATTAAAAATCTTGAAGACCAACTCACTCAAATGAGGGAAGACTTAAAGAAACAGGAATACAAATCCGAAGTTCTCGAACAACTCCAAAGCAAGGCCGCTGAAAATACTGCAGCGAGTAATGGAGTGCCTAATAACAGTAACACTGAAACTCAGAATACCTCTGGTACTTTCAGTGAGGAAGACCTGAAGAGCCTTGTAGAAAAGACACTTGGTCAGCGAGAGTTGGAAGCTAAAGTTCAAGGCAACCTACAACTTGTTGATAAAGAGCTAGAGGGAAGCTTTGGCACTGAAGCCAAGGCTCAAATTGAAAAGAAAGCAACAGAGCTTGGTATGTCAGTAGATCGTTTACGAGATATTGCTGCTGAGTCACCTAACGCATTCTTTGCTCTTATAGGGGAGAACAAACGTCCAGCTAATCCTATGGTTAGTGGTTCAGTTCGAACTGAGGGTGTCGCTATGCAACCCTCTACGGAAAGAAACTTTGAGTACTATCAAAACTTACGTAGAGAAAATCGTAACTTGTACTATTCTGCTAAGACGCAGCAACAAATGTTTAATGACAAAGCTCGGCTTGGCGATAAGTTTGGTGCATAATTAAGGGAACTTAGACATGGCAATGACCACATCTAATACCTCGTTCCTGCAACGTGCTCAGGTCTATTCATCAGAATTAAAGGACATTCTGCGTGAAGAGATGATGGCACAACGATATGTGCGTATGCTTGATGGTTTTCCTGATGGAAATACTTTCAACATCCCATCTATCGGTCAGGCACAGGTAGACAACTACACTGAGGACAGTGCCGTTACTTACCGTCCATTAGACACAGGTAACTTCACATTCACAGTGGATAAGTATCTTTCATCAGCTACTTATATGACTAAGAAAGCAGAGCAAGACACATTCTATTCTTCAGAATTAATGTCACGCTTTGTACCTGAACAAGAACGTGCAATCATGGAACACTTCGAGACAACAACTCTCGCTGCTCCAGAATCTGGCGTATCAGCTAACTCAGCCGAAGCAATCAACAGCATCTCAATGCGTGTTGGTTCAACAGGATCAGGAGCAGTTATCTCCTTAAAAGAGTTTGCTTATGCACGTTACGCTCTGAAAAAACAGAACGTTCCAGACAGCAACTTGGTAGCCATCGTTGATCCGTCTGTTGAGTACACACTTAACACACTGAGCAACATCGTAAACGTGTCAAACAACCCACGTTTCGAAGGACTAGTTCGTGACGGTATAGCAACTGGTATGCGTTTCATTGCAAACGTATATGGGTTTGACGTATACTGCTCAAACTTCCTACCAGACGCAACCGACAACGCACTACCAGACTTAGCTGGTTCAAATGTTGACTATTCATCTACCAATGGTAAAGTCAACTTGTTCTTCTCAGCAGACCAGTCTGTAAATCCATTTATCGGTGCGTTCAGACAGCAACCTCAGGTTGACTACGACTACAACAAAGACTTCCAAAGACATGAGTTTGTAACAACTGCTCGTTACGGTGTCAAGTTGTATCGTCCTGAAAACATGGTTCGTGTTGTCACGAAACCAACAGTAGCGTAAGGAGGTAGACTAATGAGTTATGTAAACGCAGACGGTCTAGAGATTCTTACCGCAGGTGAACAGGGAACTGCTGCAAAGCGTGGTACTTCTCTTTCAAGTCAAAAGAAAGCATTAGTGCTAAACATCACAGGAACAGAGCTTCCTAGTGCTGCTGCAACTCCGCAGGATCACGATGCTTTTATCCCAGCAGGATCATACATTACTTCTGCTTCACTTATTGTCTCAACAGCTTTCACCTCAGGTGGTTCAGCTACATTGACAATCGGTGCGTATGAGCAAGATGGTTCGGTTGTGGATGCTGACGGTATTGACGCAACTGTTGCTTTATCAGCTATTAACGCTGTAACAAAAGCAGTAGCTTGTGACGGTGCTTTAGTCGGTGGCACAGCAAATGTTGGTGCAGCAGATGTATACATCGAAGCTTACTATGGTACAGCAGCAATGACTGCTGGTGAAGCCAAGTTGGTTATCGAATACATCGAGCCTTAAAAGCTTTGGGTGTTCCTTCGGGAGCACCCTAC